GAGAGACATCACTGTAAACCGTGAGTACAAGCCAAAGAAGGACACCATTGAGTACACCGTATTCGTACGTTTCGGTATTCAGTGGGAGGAAGAGGACGCCGTAGCATTTGCTGACGCAGCTGCTGACAGCTAAACCTTAAAATCCTTTAACTAGGGGGCAGGGGCATTTTGCTCCTGCCCCTATCTTATTAATCTGTTATAATTGTTTTATATTAAGGAGGATATTTTGTCAGAAAATATCAATAACGAAAATGTTGAGCTAGAAAAAAATAGCGAAATTGAAAACGAAGAAGCATTTGTCCTTGCAGTTGACGCAGACGATGCCAAAGCTGTAGAGGTTACTCCAGAGATTCCTGAGACATCGGTAGATGATTCAGATGACGATCTTCCAGACAACAACGTAATCTCTTCTCCAAAGAGGGAGCGTTCAAGTAAGCAGCCTTCAGCCACATCTGTTGGGGATAAGGTTATTTCATCTTCTGCTGCTGAGAGGCCTGCCAAGGCACCTAAAAAGGTAGCAGAGGTCAAGGAAGAGAAGGTTGCTCTACACTCAACCAAGAATGTTACTTGGAATGGCGTAGGCAAGGTTTATCGTGGATACAACATCGTGTCAAAGGATGCTGCTGAAAAGTGGCTAACCAGATCGCACGTTAGACTTGCAACCCCAGAAGAGGTTGCGGGGGAGTTTAGCAACAACTAATGGAAATTTTAAGAGTTCCACCATATGAGACAAATGCAGCTATTCTAGTTGAATCGCCAGCTACTGTCTATAACTATACTGTGACTGATATGGTGGATAACTCTGTTTCTATTGGCAATGCTATATCTGGAAACAATTCTAAGGTTTCCATTGCTTTACCGTCTAAGTATGATGGAACATACCTGATTAATATTAATGGTGAAGATCATTTCTTTGAGGTAGTTAGGCCATACGTAGACCCAAACACTAAGGGAAAGACTGCTTCAGAAATAGCAGAATACTATAAAAATGAGGAACTCGCCAGGGCAATCATTGATTCTGTTGTAGAGGGTGGGTTCTATTACAGAAAAAAGATTCTACAGCTTACTGGTCTTGGCGCAGATTATCTTCCTATATGGGATAGATCCCAAAAACTACTAAAGCTTACAGAGAATGGTCTGACTGTTTTTGACTCAGAGTCAGAAAGCACATCAGAAATTACCTACGGACTGTCAGAAGATAAGACAGCTATTACAATTTTTTACTCTGATGAAATCAACAAGGCCGAAGCTGCTCCAAACGTTTTGCCAGCAACAAGGTCAGACCTACTAGATCTTGTTTATGGATATCGTGGATTCCCAAAGGGGTATGACTACGTAGCAACAATTGAGGCTGGCTACAGGACTATACCGTCAGATGTCATTAGAGCAACAGAGATGCTAGTAGAAGATATCTCTTGCGGAAAACTTGAGTATTACAAGAGATACATAGCCGATTACAATACTGATCAATTTAAGATTAAATTTGACCAGTCTATCTTTAGCCCAAATGGTACAGGCAATATTTTGGTAGACAAGATCCTGTCAAAATACAGAAAAGATATCGACTTGATTGGGGTACTATGATATGGACTGCAATACCAATGACTACATGTTTCCAATGGCAGCAGACATCTATTATCCAATAGTTGAACAAGGTGCGCTAGGAAACGTAAAGAAAAACTGGATACTTGACAAGTCTGTCGCTATTAGCGTAAATCCTGCAGGCGCAGCTTTTAAAGAAGAAGTCGTTCCAAATGTCAATATTACTAAAGACAGCCTCCTTATTGGACGAATTAAAAAGGACATTCGGGTATCTTCTCGTAATGATAACAATGCAATAACGAATGTAATTATCACCAATATTAGAGATAGGGCTTGCAACGAAATATACCGTGAGACCTCAGGAATTAGAAATGGGAAGTCTACAATTTTTGAAATTGCGACACAAGAGCCTTTTGTAGGACCTTTTGGCGATATAGAGTACTACAAGATTATTTTGCGTAGATCTGAGAATCAGGCGGCTGATATTTAATGCTTAGACTTACGATAGATGACAGGCAGTTTAATAGAGATATTAAAAATATAATTGAGTATAGCAAAGGGTTTTTTGAGGGAGTCAAGCAGGGTGTTCCAGACTTTCTAAGAGGACTTGGAGGTTCTATCCTAGACGACCTAAAGTCATACATAGACTCAAACGCAAGGGTATCACCACAGCTACTTCACCATGTATATGAATGGAACCAGACAGGATCTCCATCATCTAGACTATTTGATATTGACTATTCTGTATCTGTAAATGGAATATCTTTTAGCTCCTCGTTCAGACAGTCTCAATCAATCAAAGATGAATCTAGAGTTCCATTTTCGGATAAGGCAAGAATTATGGAGTATGGAATACCAGTAACTATTGTCCCAAAAAGAAAGGTTCTTGCATTTGAAGATAATGGGGAGCAGGTCTTTACGTCAAAGCCAGTAGTAGTAACAAATCCAGGAGGAGATGTTTCTGGAGAGTACGAAAGAGTTTTTAATTCATTCTTTAGAAGTTATTTTACTCAGTCATACCTACAGTCTGCTGGTATCCTTACATATCTAAATAATCCAACAACCTTTAAGACTGGAATGTCCAAAAAAGGCGGAAGGTCTAATGGGGTAGCTGTTGGTAGAAACTGGATTGCAAAGGCAGGAAGAATCTAATGGCTATCACTTATCCACCAATCTTTATTAATGATTATCTTTCTGAAAAAATTCAAGAAGATGACAGATTTAGTTTTAATATGCCATTTTTCCCAGTAGCGCCATCAGATATTGATCAGCTTACAGAGTTCTTTCCAGAGGGAATGTATGCGGTATATGACAGAATGTTTAAAATGCGCAGAGGTCCATTCCCGCACATAAAAGACGAACAGCTTTTGTATTACTTTTATAAAATGTCTGGAGATCCAGAAAGGCTTATAGAGACATCGCAATTGGTATCAGACCTACTAGACCGTGGAGATGAATCTGCACAAGATCTAAACTCCTGGATTGCATCAAAGTTGTCTAATGGTATATATAGAAAAAGCAATGGGGATAACACCTTTAAAGACTTTTTGCCAGTATACTTCCATGACATCAAGATATACCAGCTAGAGGAAACTAGGGATATTGTCGACTTTGGAACAGCAAGAACTTATGCTGGAAACAAGATCATTATTGACTATAAGTACCACACAAAGGGCTACCCTGCCTCTGGAAATGGGTCTTACAACGAAACTGGCATCTAATAAAAGCCTGGTATAATAAACTTGAGGAAACATCGCCCACTTATTCCATATAGAAAAAAGAGGTGAAAATTATGGCATATACACGTGGTTCAAGTGCAGACATCATTGTTGGTGCAGCTGCTCTTTTTACATACGAAGCAGGTGTACTAACCGATGCAAACCTACCATCATACGTAGTAGACAAGTCATACCGTGACGAGCTCTCTGGTTACGTTGGTCAGGGCGAGGACAATGCAGAAAAAGCTGCAGAGTTCCGCAACGTTGGTTACACTATGAATGGTCTGGAAATTGTTTTCCAGCCAGACTTCGGTGAAGTTCAGGTAGACCAGGTTCTTGACGTTGCTAAGCTTTACAAGCAGGGAATGCAGGTAAACCTAAACACCACATTTGCTGAGGCTACTCTTGAGAACCTTCTCTTTGCTCTCGCAGGCAAGGATGACGATCTCACCACTGTTTCTGGAAACCCAACAATGAACCTGTCCGCAGGTGACATTGGAGAGTGTCCAGTTGAGCGTGGTCTAGTAGCAGTAGGTCCAGGTACAGGTGACTGTGCTCAGTCTGACCAGATTGAGCGTGTTTACGTAGCTTACCGTGCACTTTCTATTGAGAGTGTTACTGTAGGTGCAAAGCGTGACGAGGCAACTATGTTTGAAGTCTCTTTCCGCCTTCTTCCAAATGACAACGCATCATACGGAAAGATCGTAGACAGAACAATCCCAGCTACTCTTAGCTAATCAGTAAAAAAATAACTTAATACTAAGCTGCTCCAGTAAGATCTCTTGCTGGGGCAGCTTTTTTGGTATAATCTATTAATGCCAAATAAAGTCTATGAATCCTCAACAATAGTCCTTGTTGATAAAACTGAGGTATTTTTAACTCCTCTAAAGATTAAATATCTAAGAGAATTTATGCACACCTTTGAAACACTAGACTCAGCAAAAGAAGAAGACGAAACCATTGCTATTTTGTTGGATTGTGTTAGGATAGCAATGAAGCAATACTTTCCATCTATTAAGACTGTTGAAGATGTTGAGGATAATCTAGACATTAAGACTTTATACAAGGTTTTAGAGGTTGCGGCAGGTATAAGGATAAACGAAGAATCGGCTGAGCCAGTAAAAGATCAGGCAAAGGAAAGCTCTCCAAAGTGGGCTGAGATGGATCTGGTCGCACTAGAGTCAGAGGTGTTTTTGCTGGGTATCTGGAAAGACTATGATGACCTAGAAACATCGCTATCTATGCCAGAACTAATAACTACCTTGAATGCAAAAAGAGAGCTAGACTACCGTGAAAAAAAGTTTTTGGCAGCAATGCAGGGGGTAGACCTTGATAAGCAAACTGGAAAAGGCCAGGATAATGCGTGGGAAAAGATGAAGGCTAAAGTGTTTAGTAAAGGCAAGACATCTAATCCAAATGACATTATTGCTCTTCAGGGGCAAGCAGCACAAAAGGCTGGATTTGGTATTGGGGCAGGCCTTGGATACGAAGATTTAACCAAAAAATGATAGCCCCGTGTGCTATAATAAAATAATCCAAATAAACTAGGAGGAAGAAATGACAGTAACCGTAAACGGAGAAAAAGTTATTAAGCTAATTAGCGGAGAAGAGATTTCTGTAAGACCACTAAAAATCTCACTACTTCGTAGCTTTATGAAGAAATTTGCTGAAATTGCAAAGGTAGCAGATGATAATGATAAGTCAATGGACGTACTCATGGCATGTGTTCAAATTGCAATGCAGCAGTACAAGCCAGAACTTGCAGAAGATTTGGCAAAGCTAGAGGAAAGCTTGGACCTTCCAACAGTATACAAGATTGTAGAAGAGGCTTCTGGAATCAATCTTGGAGATACTGCTTTGATGGGAGCCATTCCTACCAACTAGCCTATAGGAGTAAAAATAGGTAATGGCTGATATAGAATCCAATATTAGATTTGGAGTAGACACTTCCGATGCTATCGCATCGATTAAGTTGCTCCAGGCACAAGTATCAGCCTTTCAAAAGCAGATGGCCTCGTCATCAGCTGCTAATGCAGAGTCTGCACGAAAGCTGAGGCGGGGCCTTGTTGATGATCTTAATGCAACAGGCCAATGGTCTGCATCAATCAGAACAATAAAGAGTTCATCTGATTCTTTTACAAATTCTCTAGAAAAAAACAAACTCTCCATGGGAGAGTACTTTAGGTATGCTGGCTCTCAGACTACAGCATTTAGAAATCTTTTTACAACAGAATTTAACACAATTGAGAAAGTAGCAAGAGAGCGTGTTAAAGATTTACAGACTCAATACATAGGTCTTGGCCGTGATGCCAACGGCGCACTAAAATCAATTGCTGTAAGACCTCTGAGACTAGACATGGAAAGTCTTGCAACTCAGACGGCAATGAATGCTCAAAGGCAGCAGATTTTTAACCAGTTGCTTAGACAGGGATCTACAAATCTTCTAAACTTTGGTAAGAATACACAGTGGGCTGGTCGTCAGCTTATGGTCGGTTTTACGATTCCTCTTTCAATTTTTGGAACGATGGCTGGCAAAACCTTTATGCAGCTTGAAGAGCAGGCAATTAGGTTTAAGCGTGTTTATGGTGAACTCTTTACTCCGCCAGAAGAAGCCGATCAGATGCTCGAAACTCTTAAAGAGCTTGGTAAAGAGTTTACAAAGTATGGCGTTGCAGTAGAGAAAACTTTAGGTCTGGCAGCTGACGCTGCGGCAATGGGTAAAACTGGAACCGAGCTTTTAGATCAGGTAACAGAAGCAAACAGACTAGCAGTTCTTGGTAACGTAGAGCAGCAGCAGGCATTAGAAACTACCATCTCTATTACAAACGCCTTTGGAGTTGCAACAGAAGACCTTGCAAAAAAGATTGACTTCCTTAACGCAGTAGAAAACCAGACAGTTGTCAGCATTGAGGATATGACTATTGCTGTTCCAAAAGCTGGTCCAGTTGTTCAGCAGCTTGGTGGAGACGTAGAAGATCTTGCATTCTTCCTTACTGCTATGAAGGAAGGTGGAATTAATGCGTCTGAAGGAGCTAACGCCCTAAAGTCTGGTCTAGCCTCCTTGATTAACCCAACTGGTGCAGCAGCCAACATGCTGAAAGTTTTTGGAATTAATGTTCAGGAAATTGTTGACAGCTCCCGTGGTGATGTTCGAAAGCTAGTTGTTGACTTCGCCTCTGCGCTAGATACGCTAGATCCATCTCAAAGAGCTCAGGCTATTGAACAGCTATTTGGTAAGTTCCAGTTTTCACGTCTATCAACTTTGTTCCAAAACGTAATTCAAGAAGGAACTCAGGCTTCTCGTGTACTAGAGCTTGCAAATGCAACAACTCAAGAGCTTGCTCAACTATCTGAAAAAGAATTAAAGCGTGTAGAAGAGTCTACAACTTTTAGGTTTAGAAAAGCAATTGAAGAATTCCAGTTGGCAATTGCGCCAGTAGGAGAAGAGTTTTTAAAGCTAATTACTCCGATTATTGAGTTTGCAACTAAGATTATTGAAAAATTTAATTCTCTTAGCGATGGCGCAAAAGGATTTATAACTGGACTAACCGTTCTGCTTGGAGCCGTTGGCCCTGTTGCAATTATGACATTCGGTCTTTTGGCTAACGGTGTTGCAAATATTATTAAGGGATTTACTTTTGTTAGAGAGCTTTTCTTAAGAACTGGAAAACAGTCAACAATCTTGGGAGAGCAGCTAGACTACATGACTGTTGAACAGCTTCAAGCAGCAGCGGTAGCAGCTTCTCTTGACCAGGTTCATCAAAAGTTAATTCAGACATTTAGCTCTGAGGCTGCTGCAGTGCAGAATTTGGGAAATGTTTACAAGCAGGCTTTTAACGAGCAGCAAAGGTTTGACACTGGAAGAAATATTGCACGAGCTGCAGGTCTAAGACTTAATTCTGGAATTGTTTCTGTTCCAGGTCCAAAGGGAGCAGGCGATGTTGTTCCAGCAATGCTCTCTCCTGGCGAGGCAGTTATTCCAGCTGATGCAGCAAAGAAGTATGCTCCATTCATCCAGGGGATGATTGCTGGAAATATTCCAGGATTCGCCAAGGGAGTATTCCTAGGCATGCCAAAATCTGGCAAGGGGACTGGAAAAGACAGGGAAGCTGCTGATCAAATTTATTCAATGTTCCAAAATAGCAGTTATGCAAATACTCCTCCAAGAAACTATGGACATCAGCTTGCAAAGACTACTGGGCACAGCTTCCCTATTTTTGGTTTGGGTGGAGTCTACATGTCTCCAGAAGGAAAGAAGGTTTTCGTAAAGCCAGTTCTTGATGAAAGGTCTGCAGTTGCAGAAATCAGGGCAACACAAATTGCTCGTCAGGCTCACGGACTAAAAGCGCCTGAGCAAAAGATTGTTGTTATGCAAGATCCTACAGATCCAAAGAGACAAAGAAGATTCCTGGCCCTGGAGTCAGCGCTAGATTCCACTTTCGTAAACAACGATCCAATGGGAATATTTAATGAGGACCAGTACTTTAAGCAACTCGTTGCATCTTTGGTTCGAGTAGACAAAGACCTTTCAGCTTCTAACGTATACAGAGATGTTGTAGCAGACGTCGGCCCAGCTGGAGTATTTTCTAGGGCATCTGGTGTAAGAGATTATGCAGACAGCTTGCCATCAATGGAACAGCAGGCAATGATTAACTTGCTTGGAATTAAGGGCGGGGCCAAGAAGGCATTTGCAGAATCTACAGTAGCTCTAATGGCAGGATTGACCCCACAGCAATATCACCAAAGGATGATTTCTGAGATTCAACAAGTTCTGCCATTACTAAGGCAAACAGTGGCAGGCTTTAAGTTAACAGATCCAAGAGAAGTAAAAGTTTATTCTGACATGATTGGAAGGCTTGAGCAGGGGCTAACAGTAGACTGGTCTAAGTTCCATGCCATCCATTCTAATGTAAAGCCAACTAAGCCAAAGCAGACCATTCCTGGATATGCGGATGGAGTTGTTAGTGTTCCAGGGCCAAAGGGTGCGGGAGACATTGTGCCAGCAATGCTTTCTCCAGGCGAAGCCGTTATTCCAGCAGACAAGTCAAAGAGATATGCTGGACTAATTCAGGCAATTATGGCTGACAAGATTCCAGGTTTTGAAAATGGACCAGGATTAATTCCAAAGGCCACTGAGCAAATCAATAGCGTCATATCAAAGCTAACAGTTTCTGATAGATCCTTTGCTGCGCTTTCTAGAGTCCTAGATAATTACCAAGAGGTTCTTACAACAGTTGCTGAAAGAATGCTGGCTAGTGGTCAAAAGATAAGCCAGGCATCTATTAGAAGAAATGAAGATATTTTACGTGTTGCAAAAATGGCGGCAACGACATCTGCTGGCGGAGCAGCAGGAGGCGGTTCTGCATCATCTATTAGTGGAGTAAACCTGGCTCACGGAGCGCCAATGGTAAAGCTATCCCAAGAAATTGCAAGAGCCATCGGTCAAGAGCTAATTGCGGCAGGTATCACAAATAGAGTTTCAAACAGGCTAGCAGGCGCAGAGTCAGATGTAAATGCCTATGGAAACTTGGTCTTCCCAATGCCTAGGTCGTTTAATGCTGGCGACATGACTGGAGCAGAGGCCTCTAGCTTTGTTAGGCAAGATCCTAGCATGTTTACAAGTGTTATTGCTGACATGTATCAAATTGATAGAAATGATCCTAACTTAATGCAGTTTGCAGAAACCGTTGCAAGTGGGCTTGAGTCTGCGGGATCCCGTGCAATAGTCGACTCAGAGTTTTATGAAATTGTTGCCAACGGAATCGAGCAAATGGCAACTTCGGCTGCAAGAGATGCAATGATTGATGCTAGAAATACTCTTGCAACTATCGCAGATGACGACAGAAGAGAGCCATTCTATTATGGAAGAGGAATGTCTGCAACTACCGAGCCATTTGTTCCAGGTGCAACATCTGTAGCCGCAACATCTGCAACATTACAAACTGGCAAGAGATCTTATGTAGAATTTAGAAAAGGTGCAGCTGGTCAGGAGTTAATGTCGCAGGCAAACCTAGTCGCAGATCAGTTTGTAGTAGAGCTTGTTAAGTCTCTTTCAAAGAGAATTAGCTCTGGAGAAATATCTGAAGAAGCCGCAGACTCTGTTTTCAGGGCAGTTATGACTGGTTTGGACGCAAACTCTCCATCTGGAGAATACAAAAAGATATCTGAGTCTGTATCTCAGGGCGTAAAGGCTGGGGCTGATGACGCCAAGCTTGCTGGTCAATTAATCGGAGAAACCGTTGCCGATTCTGCAGCAAGCACTACTAGAAGAGGGCCAAGAAGAGCGTCTACTAATCCAGAAACAGTTGCATGGCTAGCACAGCAACAGAGCCAGGCAGCAGCAATAGACACAGCCACTAATAAGAGAGCGCCAAGAAGAGTAACCGTCCCTGGAACGAAAGAGCTAAGAGAGGCTGAGCAGGCACAGCAAAGACAAACACAGGCTACGCAAAATATGACAAGGGCTACCGAAGAAGGCTCAGATAATCTTATGAAGATGAATTCCGTTATTATGAATGGAACATTTGCAATTAGCTCTCTTTCTGGAGTCCTATCTCTATTTGGAGGTCAGTTTGCAGAACTTAACCAGCAAATATTTGGACTAAGCACTGCTCTTTTTGCTCTTATGCAAATAACACAAGTTTTAACACAGGCAAAAATTGCAGAACTACTTCAAACAAGACTGGGGGCTGCATTTATTGCGGTAAGAGCAGCTAGGGCATTCGGAACTGGTGCCATAGCAGCCAAGGGCCTTGCTGGAGGACTTAGCAGAGCTGTTTTGTGGCTTGGAAAATTCCTTGGTCCAGTTGGAGTTGCAACAACTGTCATTGGTGGCTTAGTTGCTGTTCTCCTGGCTGTAAACGAAGCAGAAGAAAAGAAAAAGAAAGCTCTTGTAGGACTTACAAAGACTACTAATTTGGCAGAAGAACAGCTACAAATGTTAGCTGATGAGTTTAGCGTTTCAAGAAAAAAGATTGATTTTGCTACTGCAGCAACTCCTTCTGAACAGGATAGCGTAGGAATTACACCACAAGACCTAGCTCAAAATCAAGAATTCTTAAATAAGTTTGACACACAGCTTGCTGGAATTAGAAGTGCAGCAGCAGAGTCTGTAAGTGTTGCACTAGAGGGATTGGCACTACAGCTAGAGGGAGAGGGATTTGCTCCAGAGGCAATAAAGACTATTACTGAGGCACTTGTGGAAGCAGCAGGAAGAACAGATGTTAAGCTTGACTTCTTTAAGATTACTGCAACTGGAGAGATTGAGCTGGATGTAGATGTAAGAAAGTCTGCAGAACTTCTTATTGAAAATTATCGATCAGCGTTCCAGCAAAGCCAGCAAAGCTCTGGAGCTCTTGGAGAACAGCTTGGAAATACCACTGGTCAAGGTTTCTGGCCAACCTTCTGGTCAGCTTTTGGAACTGCCCAGGTAGGCGGAGGGCAGGCAATCAACTTAAGTGCTGCACTTGATATTGATAGAGAAACTGGAAAACTAAGGGCTAGAACAGAAGAGCTAAACTCCATAGCTAAGATTAAGCTAGAAGAACTTTCTGCATACTTTGTGTCAGCATTTACCAATATTAGATCAGAACTGCTTTCTGGATCGATGAGCATTGAGGATTACCATCTACAACTTTCTACTCTTTTTAGCAGCCTAGCATCTTTGGGAGATGAAGCAATTATTCCTCTTATCCCTCAGCTAGCAGAGTCAATGGATATTAAAGAAGAAGTAGATGCTTTTGTGTCTGACTATGACAAGGTTTTAAAAATTAAGTCTGCGGTAGCAAACGTTCCTATATCTGATGACGACATCAAGGTACTAAATAAGGGTGGAAAAGAAGCTGAAGTAGTCAGAAAGAGAATTAATAAGCAAATTCTAGATTCTGCCAACAATCTAAAAAAGGTGGTCGCTGAGCAAAAAGAATCAGCCGTAATAGATGAAAATATTGGTACTGCCAATGCCCAACTAAATGATAGGGTTATTGCGCTACAAAACCAGTCAGCAGCCTACAAGATCTTGACCGATCTTGGATATGACGCTGCTACAGCTTTTGATTTAGCTGGAGACTCTGGTCTTGCTGCAGGTATTAAGGCTGCTTATGGTGCAGGCGTTGCATCTACTGAGTGGAAAGACATGAAGGCTTTGATCGACCAGGTGATAAGCCTGGAAAAGGCTGCTCCAAAGTCAATTGGTACTGGGCAAAAGAGTAAGTATGATCAAACCATAGAATCTCTAAAAGAGCAAAGAGATGAAATTAAGAATAACTCTATAGCTGTTTCTAGATTGACTAAGAATGGCTTTGACTTAGCAACAGCAATGAGAGCAGCAGAAGACCCTATTACGGCAGCCGCTATTGCGACTACCAAAGTCGGCACCCAAAAATGGGAAAGATTAATTAAAGCAATTCAGACCACACAAGCTCTATTGTCTAAAAAAGAAATTCAAGAACTTCTTCGTGGTGGCAAGATTGAGAAAGCCGATAAACAGGCACAGGTAACTGTGTCAACAGCCCTTAGTCGACTAGGATGGACTGCAGAGCAAATAGACAAAACTCTTTCAGACCAAGAATTTACCAATACTCTTGCAAAAGATTTAGGTGACGGAGTTATAGACTCTCAGCAATTACTAAACAGACTTACTCAGATAAAGGAGCTTGAGAGTCTAGATATCCAGCTTAACATGACGACAAAAGAAGGAGCTGCCGAAGAGTTCCAAAAGAAGTATGACAAGGTTGTTGGATATCTTGAGGCACAAAAGCAAACCATCGAGGTAGACTTCCAGATAAGAACTCTTTCTGATAACAGAATCATTCGTGAAGCCGAAGCTACCATTGCAGCACTTCAGTTTAAGATTGATGATTTTGAGGCAGAGCTAACTGGCATAGAGGATCAAGAAACAAAAATTAATGAAACCTACGATTCAAGGAAGAAGGCTCTTGATCAAATCTCTAAGGCGAATGAGCAAATTCAAAGACAGCAAAAGGCCCAGCTATCTGTTGCCGATGCCCTTAGCCAAGGAGATATTGCAGCTGCAGCTAGAGCAGCCCAAGAGTTACGAGCACAAAAGACTCAGGAAGGTTTGCAAAAGCAGGGAGAGTTCCTGGACAGATCGAGAGAGATGTCTCTTGATAAGATTAGATCTGCAAATGGAAGAACTCGAAAGCAAATTGAAAAAGAAATTAAAGACCTCAAGGACCAGGTTTTTGCTGTTGAGGAAAAGACTCTGGAGCCAGCAAGAGAACGAATTCGGCTTGCCACATTGGAAAAGGAAAGAAGCCAGGATTCCCTAAACTCTCAAATTCTAAATTGGGAAAAGTTAGCCGCAAGGGTTAATGAGGCAAAGCTAAAGCTAACCCCAGAAGAAATGGCTGCAATGGAATACCAGGCGGGATTGATAGCAGATCTTCTAGAAAACTGGAATAAGATTGAAGATAAAACTGCTACTCTTACAATTATTAAAAAGACTTTGGGTGAAGAGGATTCTACAGAAACCACTACAAAGAATGACGGCAAGAAAGATGGTACTGGTAAAAATGATGACGGGACCACTCCAAAAGCAGTTGTAACTCCAATGCCAGTTGCCCAGGCTGCAGAAGTGTTAAACGCAAAGACGGCATTAAATAATGCAAAGGCTGGCGCTGATGCGGCAAAGGCAAGTGCAACTCTCGCTAAGGCAGCTGGGGTTGACATTAAAAAGACTACTGCCGACACAGCAGAAAGAAAGATTGTAAATGCAGTAGCGTCTGCATCGAAGGCTGTTGCTGGAAGAACTGCTGATTCAATTGAAAGGGCTGTAAATGCGGCCAAGCCCCAGACACAAGTAATTAATCCAAGGCTAATGAAGTCCTCTGGCGGAATGATTAAGAAGTATGCTGCTGGAGGCTTTGCTATGGGAACAGATATTATCCCAGCTATGCTAACTCCTGGAGAGTTTGTGGTTAGAAGGCATGCTGTCCAGAATTTTGGAGTAGATAGGCTAAAGGCCATAAATAGTGGAAAATATGGCGGCGATTCAGTGTATAATTATTCGGTAAGCGTAAACGTAAAGTCGGACGCAAATCCAGACCAGATTGCAAAGGCAGTAATGACCCAGATTAGACAGATTGATTCTCAAAGAATTAGGAGCACCAAACTATAATGGCTACTAATGGATACCTGTCAAACCGTAAGGCAAACAATAGACCTCAGGGGATGCTATGGTCAGAAAACCCTGGAAGACTTGATAATGGATTTTATGTTCCAGATGGCCTAGAAGTTGGACAAAATCTGGAGGGAATATCTAACACAGAATTAGTTGATCAGTTCTTAATCCTATCAGACGATAATCGTGAACCGCTAAACTTTAGCATTAATAGAATTGAAAAAAGAGAAAGAACTATTAATGGAAGAATGAGATCTTATCACATAGCAGACAAACTATCTCTTTCTACGTCCTGGAATGTTCTGCCATCAAGAGGGTTTTTCTATAAGCCAAACTTTGAGCAAGATGGAACCTCTGAGTATACTGGCCTATTTGGAAAGCCAGGATCACAACAGGATATACAGTTCACCTCTGATGGCGGAGCAGGTGGCGTCGAAATGCTAAAGTGGTATCAAGATCACACAGGGCCATTCTGGGTATTTCTTGCATATGACAGATACGACAATTTTGACAATGGAACAGATTCTCAAGAAAAGTATTTTAAGCTACAGCAATACAATCAGGTTATTGAAATGTACATAACAGACTTTTCCTACACAGTTGAAAAAAGAGGCGGTTCTAACCACGACTTATGGAATATTTCTGTAACTTTAGAGGAAGTTTAGAATGTTTCAAAGTCAAAGACTAAAGCAGATACTAGAAACATCGTCATCAATTAAGAGCCAGGGCATCGTTGTTGCAGAGTGGAACATGAATGTTTCTGATAATATTTCTACAATTGGAAACTATCGCTATAGACCACTACTGCCAATTACAGAAAAATACTCCCAGGTTCCAATGAACTATGACCCAGATGATTTCGGGTCTTTTTATAAAGGGGCTACTGACGCCGATGCGGTTGTCGACGGTGGTATTAATGACGAAACAGACCAGCCAATGCTTTTTACTTCAAAAAAGGATAAGGAAAGACTTCTATATTCTTTAGAAGACTGTCTGGGAAGGTTTCGTCCAAGATCTGGAATTAATAAGCTGAGGTTTGAGCAGGGAACATCATTCTTGCATCACAGCAACCAGGATGTCTTTAAAAGACCAAGATACTACATGGCAGATAGGTCTGACAAATTTAAGTACTGGACATCCTACAGAACAGAATCTGGTGTTGAACGTGGAATTGCCAATTCACTATCTTCTGGACAGTTTTTTATTGATGACGCTTCACCATTTGTTGTTTATAAGCAAGCGGTACCAGCAAACAGAATTGTTGTAAAAATGCAAACTCATGTGGGCAACATAGACCTAGGCCCATTTGTCGGAGAGTCTGGAGCATTTTCGGATCCATTCTTTGGAGATGAAAACAGGGCAGTTCCAAAAAACTGGAAGATTCAGTATTTAAATAGAAATACATGGATGGATGCAGTCTCATTTAATGGGAATGAAAAAAGAAAAAATGGAGAAAACGTTATTGGCCCAGACGGCTATGTTGAGTTAGAGTATGGTCTAATTACCCCAGACGAATATTCTCAGGGCTTCCGCATGATTGGGCAGATATCCTCTACTGTTGCTTTGCCGAATTCTGCTATACCAAACACGGCATATTTACTAAAGACCAACAACGCAGACAGCGGGACAGTTTATGTCTTTGACAAAGTTTCTAATGACTGGATATCTTTTCCTGCTCGATACGGATGGTTTTTAAAAGATGATAGTAACGAGTCAATCGGATACAACTTTGCAAAAGATCTAACACTATCCTCTGATGTCCTTTCTGAAAATGACCAGGTTAATACAGAATTTATGTTTGTCCGTGGGCTACGTATTGTGGTCGAGACCATGAACAGGCAAGACGCCTCATTTGATTTAATAGAGATGTCTCCAAGGCTTGCGGTAGATCTTTCTGATAAGGTAACAGGAATAGACGTTAAGAAGAGCGCATCGGATCTAGGAGTGTCTGGTCTCCCAGTAGGACAGCTTCTAGCTGGTGTTGGCTCTGTTGAGCTTTTTGACGATGATCTGTCCTTTAGTCCATATAACCCAAAAAGCGTTATTGCAGATTATGTAAATCAAAATATTCAAATAAAGATTTATGATGCAATCTTTTCGGATTCTGGAGAAATTTTTTATGTTCCAATAAAAACAATGTACTCAGAAGGATTTCCAGAGATTAGCAATGACAATCGTAAAGTGCAGTTATCTCTTAGAGACCTATTCTTTTATTTTGAATCACTATCGGCACCAGAGTTGCTAATTCAAAATGCATCACTTTCCTATGCCGTTTCCTTGTTGCTAGACTCAGTTGGATTTAGTAATTATGTTTATCTTAGAAATGAAACCGAATCAGAAGAAATAATACCGTTCTTCTTTATTCCGCCAGACCTTTCTGTGGCCGAAGTCTTAGAGGCACTAGCGGTTGCAACACAGTCTGCTATGTTTTTTGACGAATACAATAACTTCATCGTAATGAGTAAAAACTATATTTTGCCATCAGAAGAGGAAAGACAAACCGACATGGTTTTGCTAGGGGCAATTGATTCAAAAAGAGAAGGGGCCTATAGCAATAAGCTTAGAAATCCAGCTAAGCTTTCCGATATTATTGAAATTTCTTCTCAAGAAAACCAGGTATATAATGACGGAACAATCAACTATACTTCTAGATACATACAAAGAAGCTACGGTTCTATCGAACAAGCCTCAAAGCTAGACAAAGATAAGCTATGGGTATACAAGCCATCCTTGCTATGGGAAGTAACAGCACCAGAAAAACTAAAGTCTATCAACGAAGAGACTGGGACTCAGGAAGCTTACGGATTAGCTGCAATTCCTCTAAACTCTGACTTATCTAGCGAGCTACCCAGGGTAGTCAATAATCAAGTAATCAACAATATTATTGATCTAGGGGAGGCTATCTATTGGCTACCAAGATACTCTGGCTATTTTTACTCTGGCGGAGAAATCATAAGATACGATGCAGTTGAATATAGCGTTTCATCTTTTTCTAACCAGCTTGGCCAGGACTTGGTAGGCGGAAACGTCTGGATTTCTAGTAACCGAGAATATCAAAATTATTTTTCTAAGCTATCCTTTAGTGGAAAAATGTATCCAACTGGAAGGGTTAGGATTTACTCAGAGCCAAACACTCAAATTGTAAATGGCGAAACTATTCTGTCTCCTGGAGCTGTCGCTAAGCACGGTCGTGGACAATTCGGTACATTGCCCACTAGTCATTCAGCTGGCCTAAATGAGTACTGGACAAGCAACTCCAGTATCCGTGGTTGTGAGATGCAGTCTCAGTATTTGTTCAGGGACTTGGCTGTTCCAGAAACAGAGCAGGGACCAGCAGGTATAAGTAACGAGTTTGCAACAAAAGCATCAAGAACAAGTTTGATTAAAAACTTTGAGTCACTTGTTTTTCAGAATGAGCGTGGATCGTATGATTTATCTCAAAACGTACAGGCCTCAGCCCTTGTTTTTAATGGGCCACAGTTTGAAGCAGACAAGACTCCAATTAACTTTATTTCTTATATATATAAAAATCTTGTGCAAAATCAGGAAGTTCAAACGCCATTTAAGTACTTTGGAACTAGGATGAGGATAGTGGGCAAAATTGAAAATAACAAAGACAATCCGCAAAGCGCCTCAGGCTCAATGAACTATTATACGGTAAAGCCAAACGGTCCAGAGTTTAGTGGACTCATTGACGGCGGTTCTGGTGGTCTGGGTATTTTGATTAATCAGAATAATAATAATGGATATTTCTTAGAGGTTATTGGACTATCTCAGTCAAATCTTGAGGACTATGTAGAAACCGATAAAGTTGCAAATATTATTTTTTACAAAATAGAAAAAGAGAAGACCTCAAATAAGGCAATTCCCATTAAGCTTTGGAGTGGTCTTGCCCCGATAAGCGTTGACTCTGGAACTTTTGATTCACAACAGCAGGTGGTAGCGGAAGACTTTTCCCCAGTGATAGACCTGGCAGTAGAATATGAGCAGCTATCTGGATCTAGGAAAAGATTCTATCTTTACATGAATAATACGCAGATTGCTACTGTTGTTGATGACAAGGCCTTGCCAGCCTACAATAACATGGCTGTGTTTGTGCGTGGTAATTCCCACTGTCTATTTGAAAATCTGTACGCATTAGCAAACAACTATTCTCTGGGTTCTGGAGTCCAGACCGATACAATCGCAAACTCCGTACTTGTTGATGAGAATATTTCTGCAAATGATGCGCTTAGAAAGTATGCAATCTCTGCTATTGTTCAGTCTTCTTATCTGTCTGGAATTAGTTCGGGCTCTGCACCAAGATACAACATTTTCTTTGAAGAGTTCGGTGCAATTATGAGAGAGGCAGCATATTTCAATATTAGATATGACAAGGCCTATCCAGCGCTTTATTCAAAAATATCTCCAACAATAAATAAGAACAAGGCCTATACCGTATCTGGATATTTCCCAGGATCGTATGGGGCAGAGTTCTTGGTGTTTAATACTGCAGATTCTTTTATTCGTTTAGACGAGGGCAGCGGAAACTATCTAAGAATACAGGGAATAACTTTTACTCAAAGCTCTGAATCATCTTTGACGGTCGATCAATTTTTTGCAAAGAATAGCGACCTGTCTTTGGCGGACTATCAAGAAGACACTGATGTCTCTTCTATCTATAGAGTCAAAAATGCTTACAAAGATATTAAGTTAAACAGAATGACATATGGCAAAAAAGACTTCTCAATATCTTCTCCATACATTCAAACGCAGGATGCGGCTAACGGCCTAATGGGCTGGCTTACTTCTAAGATAATGAAACCAAGAAGATCTCTGGGTGTTAGAATATTTAATAATCCAACTATTCAGCTAGGTGACGTTGTCGTTGTCGATCACGTTGATGCAAATGGAGATAGGAATGTGTCCACAACAGCTAAAAGATTTGTAGTATACTACATAGAATATACAAGAGGTCTTGATGGCCCTTCAATGACAGTTTATTTGAGCGAGGTATAAAATGGTAAATGCAATCCCACCTATTGGCACTCAGCTTTCTGCACAATCTTCTGATAATGTAGGAAGAACCAGGGCAATAAAAATCGCAGATCCAGACATTGTCTTGATAGACCAAGACCAGCTCCCAGTTGAGCTTTTGGCAAAAATGATCTTTGAAGACATTGGTGGCCAACAACTCCTGGCCATATCTAGGCATGACATTGTTAATGGTCAGCAGGTATCCTATAGACCAATATCAAACATTCCGCAGATAGCTATTGCGTATAATCCTGGAAATATCATTTCTATTCAAGACCCTAACAAGGACATCTTTGGTAAATTCTTTATAGACTTGGCAAAAAGAATCCCATCTTTTAGGCAAGTGCTAAAAGGCGGTATCGTTTCCTTTGATCAAAATAAAGAAAATATAGAAATTCTTGTTCAAAATGCGGCAACTGGGGAAGAGGTAGAGGTGCAAGTTTTGTCTTCTGGAAGCGTCTTTAATGATACAATATATGAAGAGAGTGTGTCATGATTACTAATATTGGTAAAAATCTATTGTCCAAATATCTTATTGGACAGGCTCCGTCATATGCATCCTACATAGCCCTAGGCTGCGGCAAAAAACCTCTTGGCGCAAACGATACGCTAGACGCATTGGATGCGGTCTCTAAAACAAAACTTGACTTTGAGATGTTCCGTATCCCAATTATTTCTCGTGGCTACATTAACGACAGCGGCAGCTCAAAAATTATTTTTACTGGAGAGCTTCCTACCACAGAAAGATACGAGATAACCGAAATTGGAATATTTTCTGCAAAGAATAATCCTATTGCTGGATCGCTAGATAGCAAGATGTTATACTCTTTTTCAAGGTCTGAAAATTGGCAATACCACACTGGCTCTAGCGTATCTCCAATTGTTGCAAAAATAGAACCGTTAGATTCAGAAGATGACCCAAATGTTATTCTTGCAACAGAAAAGGTTTTTCAGACAAACGCTAATAACCTAACGTTGCTTTCGGAAGATAGAGTCGCAAGATACGAGTCGACAAGATTCCTAAACAACTCAATTTTTATTCGTGGAGACGTTGGAAATCTTTCTAAAACTGGAAACGCCAGTATCGTTATTGGCCCTGGCACTGAGCACATTCATCTTAATGGGGCTGCTCCAAACTTTAACAGAAGCTCTCCAAATGATGAGCTTACAATAGCATTTTCTATTGCAAATAAAACTGGAGGAGTAGATGTATTAACTCCAGATAGAGTTTTGCTAATGGTTGAATTTGCCTCATCAGACATCATCGGTGGCCAAAGTTCAGGAAGACAGTTTGCAAGACTTGAGGTAGACGTTCAGAACGGACTAACAGGTGATGGCCAAGACTTTTCAACTAACAGATATGTTGTTGTAACTAAAAGACTAAAAGAGCTAGTCACAAGCCAAAACTTTGACTGGTCATCTGTACAGGTAGTAACAATAACGGCTTCTGTAATTCTTGACGATGAGCCATCAGAAGAATTTTATGTTTGCCTGGACGGTATAAGGTTTGAAAACGTTACAAGCATTAGCCCAGTATACGGACTATCTGGCTATTCAGTTGTAAAGACAAAAGACGCATTGCCAATCGTAAAGTCTGCAAACACCTCCAATCTGGTAGAGTTTAGGTTCTCTGTAGATCTTGACTTGGAGGAATAGCGGATGGCTGTTAATGAGAACTATCCACTAAGTGCAGCCGTAATCCGTGAAGAGTCTGAAAAGCTTTTTTCTAGGATTAAAAAAGTAATTATTCCAAAAAGCATGCTTAAAGAAATAGATGGCGAAACAAATAGCTACTTGGTAAGATACAGACTTATCTCAGAAGACAAAAACAGATCATCCCACTGGTCCCCAATTTTTTATGTAGAGTTTCCACAGTTTGTTATTTCTAGAGGAAAGACCGAAGAGCTTGGAGACATTGTGGGCCTTTCTTGGGAAGACCCAACTAATAGACCGCAGTATGACATATTTGTTAAATATAACTTTGATGACGATTATAGATTCTTGGGAATATCAACCGAAAAGGCTTTTAGCGTATTTCGAGAAACAAATACGTCAAGTATTTCTAGCGTTTCCTTGAGCAATAATGTTGCTCAGATTAGCACAAGAACTCCCCACAAGCTTATCTCTAGCGACTCAGTAACGATTGCAGGCTTGACTGGATCTGTCTCTTTTATTAACGGTAGCTACTCTAACGTAACTATTGTAAATGATTACACATTTTCTGTCCCCAAGGTTGGCTCAAACACGACTGCTCAAATACCACCTGGGGTTGCGGTTATGACCGCTCCATCTAGGTCGCTAACGGTAAAAATTCAGGTTTCTGCAACTATAAAAAAGATATATGATAATCTTGTTATATATGAAAGTGACGAAGTTTCGTTCTAGTCTTTGGTATAATAGAAGAAAACAAGGAGAATAAAATATGGCAAGAATTCCAGTACCAGATCGTGGCCAGCCCATCGATGTCTCGTACATTAGCCAAATAGTAACAGCCATTAATGAGCTGTCGTCAAAGGTGTCGTCTGCCACATTTAGATATGCATCCGTAGACACCCCAATAAGTAAAGAAGTTTTAGCAGTGTCAGACCTCAAGGTTGTGGCTGGAGAGAGGCAGGTTTATTCTGCGGTTACTTCCTTTACCCCAGATACCTCTGAGTCCTTTTCCTACTCTTTCGGATCTGACGAATACAAGTATCCACCAATTGTAACCGTAACTCCAGTAATTTTTGACGGTACTGCCGTTAATCAGGAAGTGTCAGTTTTGATTACTAGCGTAACAAGGTCATCCGTATCTGGAGTCGTAAATTTTAACACATCTGGAAGCGTTGCCCTTAAGCTAAACATTATTGCTATTGGGGTTCCATCATAAGATGGCAAATGGCCAAGGGTATCGCAGTCTAGAAGAATACAACTCTGCTCCAACAGTACCTGGCAGCAAAAAGGTGTGGTTTCTTAATGGGGACCTTGTAAGAGTTCATCATCTAAATAGATCAAATGGAATTATGTCTGTTTACAATATAGTAAAAGACAGGATAGAAAGTTGTTTAATTAGTGATTTTAAAAAAAATAGAGAAAGAGCCTATACTGTAGGAGAGACCGCAGACCTGGTTAATAGGCACAAAAAGTATATGCCCTCATTAATGAAGCGAGGCGTAATACCATTTCCAACTGGCTCTCAGAAGGGCGGAGCTCGTGGCTGGCAGGTCAGGAGCTATTATTCTGAGTCTCAGATTAGGGAAATAAGGGAAATCCTGGCCAGCTATCACCAGGGAAGGCCTAGAAAAGATAAATTAATTACAAATGATATTACTCCATCAAGCCAGGAGTTGACAAGGCGGATGGGCGATGGTATACTGACTTATACAAAAACAGAAGATGGAAGATTCATCCCAGTATGGGGAGAGTCTATTTAGTTCCTTGAAAGGAATTCGGGTATGGAAAACGAGTCAACTAGGGTTACGGTATCTCTTGGATACACCCTTAATTTAGGCAACTTTCAGTCGCTAAGGATCGACCTTGGCATAGAAGACGCCAGGAGAGACAAAGAAAGCGTAAACGATGCTTTTGAAAGAGTCTACTCTTTCGTAGAGAATAAACTAGCAGAGAAAGTACGAGAGGCTTCCTCAGAGCTAGAGGGAAAGTAAATGGCTGATCGCAAAGACAGAATGGCTTTGCTGAGCAGGTACCAGAAACTTTATACCGAAAAGTACGGACAAAAGCAATCCATAAACATCAATGTTGAGCAATGGGCAGCAGATGCTCTGATAGAGTCCTATACTCTTTCATCTTGCTATGACTTACTCAAATACTATTTTGATGTTAGCCAGTCCCCGAATTGGAAGTATTTTGCAAACTATGCAGACAAGATTATAGAATCACAAGAGCAGTATTCACAAGACTTAAAGGAAAGAGCAGAGAGGCGAAAGCAGGCAAGGACATGGTTAAATGGCTAATGTAGAAGACAAGGTTATATCAGCGGTATTAAAGGACAAGCAAATCCATGTCTTGCTTCAGGCAAACGCAGACTCTATTCTGCAAACCCACAACGACATCTGGCAGTTTATTAGAAACTATTTTGAGCAAAACTCTGTAGTTCCGCCAGTGGATATTGTGGTTGAAAAGTTTCGTGACTTTTCTCCAGTAGAGAGTGTCGGTGCAACAAAGCACCACCTTGAAGAGTTGCAGTCAGAATATTTAACGACTAGCCTAAAGAATATTTTGATGGGTGCTGCCAGCGATGTCCAGGGCGGCAAGGGTGTTGAGGTTCTTGAAAAACTAATTTCGAAGACATCAGAGCTCAAGAAGAACACGGCGGCTATTCGTGACATCGATGTCACAGATCTGGAGTCTGCTGTTGCTTATTACGAAAATGTAAAACGACAGCAAGCCCTTGGCATGGTGGGGATTAAGACTGGGCTTCCAGGATTTGACAACTACTTGCCAGCTGGAATTATGCCAGGTCAACTAGGAGTGTTCTTGGCATACCCAGGCATTGGTAAGTCTTGGATGGCACTTTATCTTGCAGTTCAGGCCTGGAAGCAGGGCAAGTCTCCGATGATTGTTAGCCTAGAAATGTCAGAAACAGAAGTCAGAAACAGAACATTCACAATCATGGGTGAAGGCCTCTGGTCGCACAGAAAGCTAAGCTCTGGCGTAATTGAAATCGAAGATCTTAAAAGATGGCATAAGCAAAACCTTGAGGGCAAGCCAGAGTTTCACATCATATCAAATGATAGCGGTGGAGAAATTAATCCATCCGTCTTACGTGGAAAGATCGACCAGTATAAGCCAGACTTCGTAATCGTAGACTATCTACAGCTTATGAGTCCAAACCAGAAGTCTGATAATGAAACAGTTAGAATGAAGAATCTTTCAAGAGAGCTAAAGTTAATGGCGATTGCTGAAGAGGTTCCCATTCTCGCAATTTCATCTGCAACACCAGATGACGTTACAAAGCTAGACACTGTACCAACTCTAGGGCAGACCGCCTGGTCTCGTCAGATTGCCTATGATGCTGACTGGGTATTGGCGCTAGGTCGTGGGGCAAATAGCGACATTATAGAGTGCGTTTTTAGAAAAAACCGAAACGGATTCATGGGAGAGTTCTTAGTGCAGGCAGACTTTGATAAAGGATACTATAGATACAAGGATTATGAAGATAGCTAGTATAATGTATTTATGGAAACTATGCACCACAAGCCAATCAAGAAGTTTGGCATTAATGGGCTAATTAATGATGACTCGTCTATCATTAGGCTTAGGTCTGAGTACAGGAGGCTGCTTGACTCTGAAATGAGGATTGCAGGGTATGTCCCAAGGCTTGACTTAAGTGAGGACTTTACGATAGAATTTAATCAGAAAAAAGAATACTTTGAATTTACATTATCAATATATGCAGTTTACGTTGGAAAGAAAAAGAGCGAATGGATACTAGGAATAGACGAAACACGAGTGATATCTATGACGAAGAGCAAATCAGACGTGTTCTTACGGGAAGTGGCGTAGACGTCTATTCGGATCTTGGCTCAGATTACATGATATTCTGCCCATTCCACAATAATGTAAGAACCCCAGCTGCCGAAGTCAATAAAGAAACTGGAATCTTCTTTTGCTTTTCCTGTCAAAAAACAGCAAGCCTAAACGAGCTAACCATGCATACTTCTGGAAGAAGTTATTTTGAGGCAGAAAGATTTATAAAGTCAAAAGCTGCAGAGGCAAACATTGATGACCAGATTGTCAAGAAGCTCAAAAAGCAAGAAGACTATGTTCCATTTGATGAGCTACTAATTAAAAGACTGAACATCGCAGCTATGGATAGCCAAAGGGCTATAGACTATTACACTTACAGAAAGATTGAAAAAAGATCTATTGAGAAGTTTCAGCTTGGGTACTCTGAAAAGCAGGATATGATCACTATACCAGTACACGCCCCAGATGGTCTGCCACTTGGTTTTGTAGGCAGATCTATTGAGGGGAAGACCTTTAAAAATACTCCAGGCCTACCAAAGTCAAAGACCCTGTTCAACATTCACAGGGTTAGGACTGAAGATAGAGTTTATGTCGTTGAGTCATCGTTTGATGCAATTAGGCTGGACCAGGTTGGAATGCCAGCCGTGGCAACCCTTGGTGCGAATGTCTCAAACTTTCAAGTAGATTTGTTACAAAAATACTTCAATAACATATTTGTTATTGCTGATAATGATGAAGCTGGCGAAAGCATGTCGAAGCGAATACAAGATAAATCGTCTTTGCCAGTTTCTATTATTAAATTAAATAAACAATATAAAGATATTGGTGATATGCCAGATAGTGAAATAAAAAACTTAGATATTTCATTTGACAGCACAATTGCCAACATGCTAAAATAATAACCCAAACAGATATAGGAGATAAATATGAGCGTAGTAAAGGGACTTAAGAATATCAATGCCCTGCTCGACAAGCCGAAATGTGATGAGAATACACCAAAGGTTCGCTGGCTAAAGCTAGCAGACGGTCAGTCTGTTAAGATTCGGTTTATCGAAGAACTAGACGAAGAGTCTGCAAACTATTCACAAGATAGAGGACTAGCTCTTGTTGTTAAAGAGCACACCAATCCAAAGGACTACCGTCGTCGTGCTGTAGACACCATGGACACCGAAGGCCGTGACTGGGCTGAAGAGATGCACCGCAAGGACATGAAGGCTGGATGGCGTGGCCGTCTAAGATTCTACTGCAACGTACTAGTAGATGAGGGCGATGCTAACGTAGAGCCTTATGTAGCTATTTGGTCGATGGGTGTAAGCAAGCAGTCATCTTTCAACACAATTCGTGAGTATGCTTTGGAAACTGGAAGCATCTCAAATCTAACATGGAAGCTAAAGAGAAACGGTCAGGGCACCGAGACGAGCTATACACTTATTCCTTCTGTTCCTGACAAGGAGCCTTATGACTGGAGTAACGTTAAGCCGTTCCCGCTTGAGTCAGCTCTAAACAAGATTCCATATGCAGAACAGGAAGCGTTCTACCTGGGCTTTGACAGCCCGTCTGTTACTTCTTCTACCAACGTTGACTGGTAAGAAGTAGTATGTCTTATATTGGATTGCATGTTCACACGCACTACAGCCTTTTTGATGGCATCGCAACGCCTCAAGAGTATGTAGATCGTGCGCACGAGCTTGGTATGTCATCGATAGCGATTACCGATCACGGCTCGCTATCGGGACACCGAGAACTTTATCGTGCTGCAAAAGAAAAGGGCATCAAGCCAATATTGGGGATTGAAGGCTACATCACAGAAAACAGATTTGACACTAGAGACAACGATTCAAGAACTGGACCGCTAGATCTAGTCTATAATCACATAATCATTCTGGCCAAGAACCAGATTGGACTAGAAAACCTTAACAAGCTAAACGAAATAGCCTGGACTGAAGGGTTTTTTAAAAAGCCAAGAATTGATTACAAGGTGCTAGAAAAGTACTCAGAGGGACTAATAGTCCTTTCTGGGTGCCTTTCTGGCGCACTGGCTAAAGCCGTAGAGTCTGATGAATATGCCGAAGCTAAAAGACTGGTTGAGTGGCACCAGAACGTTTTCGGTGATGACTTTTATATTGAGGTTATGCCACACAACTCACCAAAGATAAATCAGGAACTTTTGGGATTTGCAGACAAGTATGGAATTAAGGCTGTTGTTACCCCAGACTGCCATCACTCACACACAGATCAAAAAGACATTCAAGAACTTAAGTTAATTCTGAACACTTACTCAAACAAAGTACAGAAAGATTCAACTTACGAAAAGTCTAAAAAAATAGACAGCCTTATGGATCGACTGGACTACCTCTACGGTGCTGACAGACAGATGTCTTTTAATAAATTTGATATTCACCTATTGTCTGACGAAGAGATTAGGTCTGCTATGAAAAAGCAGGGTATTGATAGAGAAGACATTTACCTGAACACTATTGAGATTGCAAACAAAGTAGAAGACTATAAGATTAAAGATGGCCTTAATCTTCTACCAGTTCAGTATCAAAATCCAGACGAAGAGCTAGAAAAGATAGCACTAGAAGGACTTAAGGCTAGAGGAGTTGATTCGGAAGAATACCTAGCCAGACTGGAAGAAGAGCTTACCGTAATCAAACAGAAAAACTTTGCACCGTACTTTCTTGTGGTAAGAAATATGATTAGCTGGGCAAAAAAAGAGGGAATCCTTGTAGGACCTGGAAGAGGATCTTCAGCTGGTTCTCTTCTTTGCTATGCTTTGCAGATTACGGACATAGATCCAATCAAGCATGGATTGCTGTTCTTTAGATTTATTAATCCAGAAAGAAATGACTTTCCTGATATCGATACGGATATTCAGGATACTAGACGAGAAGAAGTAAAAGAGTATCTTGTTAAGCAGTATAGGCACGTTGCATCTATTGCAACATTCTTGCAGTTTAAAGACAAGGGCGTTGTAAGAGATATTGCTAGAGTTTTGCACATCCCACTTGCTGACGTAAACAAAGTCTTGAAAGTGGTAGATACCTGGGACGACTATTGCACCTCAAAGCAATCGGCATGGTTTAGAGAAAAGTATCCAGAAATTGAGAAGTATGGAGAAAAACTACGTGGTCGCATTAGAGGAACAGGAATTCACGCAGCTGGCGTCGTTACAAGTAAGACACCGATATTCCGACACGCTCCAATGGAAACAAGAACCTCGCCTGGAAGCAAGGAAAGAATTCCAGTTGTGGCAGTTGACATGGAAGAGGCAGAAAGAATTGGGCTTATTAAGATTGATGCCCTAGGACTAAAGACTCTCAGCGTTCTACACGACATTCTTGAAACAATCAAAGAGAGACACTCGAAGGATATTGATCTTTTGTCAATTAATATGGAGGACCCAAAGGTTTACGAGATGCTCTCTTCTGGCCATACTCGTGGAGTCTTTCAGTGTGAAGCTACGCCATACACAAACCTGCTAGTTAAAATGGGTGTAAAGAGTTTTGCTGAGTTAGCAGCTTCCAACGCCTTGGTTCGTCCAGGTGCGATGAATACAATCGGTAAGGACTATATTCTAAGAAAGCATGGTAAGCAAAAGCTAGATTATAAGCACACAAAGATGAAAGAATTCACTGCCGACACCTATGGCTGTGTGCTTTATCAAGAGCAGGTTATGCAAGCCTGTGTTGAGCTTGGCGGAATGACCATGGCAGAGGCTGACAAGGTTCGTAAAATCATTGGTAAAAAGAAGGATGCAAAAGAGTTTGATATTTTCAAGGACAAGTTCGTAGCTGGCGCATCTAGATATCTTAGCCCAAACATCGCCTTAGATCTTTGGCACGACTTTGAGGCTCACGCAGGGTACTCATTTAACAAGTCACACGCTGTAGCATACTCAACTTTGTCATATTGGACTGCCTGGTTGAAGTATTACTATCCACTAGAGTTTATGTATTCTCTTCTTAAGAATGAAAAAGACAAGGATGCCAGAACTGATTACTTGATTGAGGCAAAGAGAATGGGAATTCCTATTAGGCTACCTCACGTTAATGACTCTGACTCTGACTTTAAAATTGAGGGCAAGGGAATCAGGTTCGGATTAACCAGTATTAAGTTTATTTCTGATAATGCTGCAAAGGTAATTCTTAAAAACAGAACGTTCTCTTCTTTTGAGCACTTAAAGCAAGTGTTCTCTCAAAAAGGCAATGGGGTTACTAGTCGCCAGCTTGAAGCTCTAAGGCTGGTTGGCGCTGCAACATTTCCTGATAATCCAAGAAACGATGATGAGATCAGGGCAAATCTTTACGACTATTTAAACCTACCAGAGTTTAACATTACTGTTCCAGCCCACTACTATGCCTTTATATCAGAGGCAGAGGACTACGAAGAAAAGGGTGCTTTTATTTTGATGGGAATGGTAAAAAACATTAAGCGTGGTAAGGGCTGGTCCAGGGTAGAAATCTTAGATAAGACTGGCCTTGTTGGTGTTTTTGATGTTGAACAAACTTCTATTGAGGCTGGAAAGACCTACATCCTACTAGCTAGCGATAATCGTGTAATGTCAGCAATCCCAATTGAAAATGCAAAGGATACAGAAAATCCTTTGATTAAATTTTTAAACTACAAAACTTTGCCGTACTCCGATTCTGAAATGTACGTTGTTGCGTTTAAGCCTAGAGAAACTAAGGCTGGCAAAAAGATGGCCTATCTAACTTTGGCCGATAGCTCAAGAGCTCTACACTCTGTTGTAGTCTTCCCAACTGCCTTTCCAAAAGCATACATGAAGATCAAAGAGGGTAACTATTACAAATTTTCACTTGAAAAAACTAAAGATGGAACACTTATGATGGAGGATATAATTGACAACAATAGATGAGGCACTATCAATGCTTGACCCAAAGATAAGAAAAAGACTTGGGCCAGCAACAGATATTCAAATCGAAATGCAGCCAACGCCAAGCGTCGGTCTTAATAAAGCTCTAGGTGGAGGTTTCCCCTATGGTAGGCAGGTAATGCTGTGGGGTAGCAAGTCTAGTGCGAAGTCTTCTCTATGCCTTCAGACAATTGGACTAGCTCAAAAAAGCGGCAAGCTATGCGCATGGATAGATGCTGAAATGTCCTATGACGAGAAGTGGGCAGAAAGATTGGGTGTTGATACCTCTCAGCTAATATACTCTGAGGCAAGAAGTATCAATGACATGGTTGATGTCACTGTGGCTCTCCTAGGTGCAGGAGTTGATCTAATTGTAATCGATAGCATAAGTTCATTGCTACCAGCAGTCTACTTTGAGAAAGACTCTGAAGAGCTAAAAAGTTTAGAGAATGTTAAGCAGATTGGTGCAGAAGCTCAAGACCTAAAGCATGCATGGAAGATGATAAACTGGGCAAACAATCGAGAGAAGGCTTCTCTTGTAATTGCAATTTCTCAGTCTAGGAATAACATTGGAGCAATGTATACACAGGCAGTGCCTACTGGTGGCCAGGCTTCACAGTTCTTCTCATCGACTATCGTTAAGCTTTTCTCTTCGCCATCAGACTCTCAGGCCATTAAGGGAAAGCTTCGTGTAGGAGATAAACTCATAGAGCAAAAAATTGGAAGACGTGTTCGCTGGGAAGTACAGTATGCAAAAACTTCTGCTCCAGGAGACAGCGGTGAGTACGATTTTTATTTCAAGGGAGACCTGACTGGAATTGATTCTGTGGCAGATCTTGTAGACACAGCAGAGCTAAACGGACTTGTTGAAAGAGGTGGAGCCTGGTACAAGCTTCCAGATGACACTAAAGTTCAAGGTCGTGATGCCTTTATTGAGTATGTTAAAGAAAATAAAAAATACCAAGACAGCTTAGTGGAAAAACTAAATGGGAAAATATAACGTTTACGGCGGCGTCTTTAAGTGTCAGGTTTGTCATGCGACGGTTAGTAGCCTGAGACACTATGTGGAGGACAAGGAATTGACATGGATGTGTTCAGAAAAACATGTAAGTCGTGTTAATTTAGACATGAAGAAAAATAGAAAAAAGAAAAAGAACAATGAGTGAAAGATCTGAATCTAAAAGAATCGGTGCGACTAAGCATAAGAACTCTGGAAGAAATACTAAAAAGGGCGACGCTACCTGGAAAAGGTTTACTGTCGACTTTAAAGAGTATCCGAAAAGCTTTAGTGTTAATCAGTCAAACTGGGCAAAGGCAACCACAGATGCGCTTAAGAATGGAAACGATCCAGCAATTTTTGTAGTACTTGGAGAAAATAATAAAAAAACAAGGCTGGCAGTAATAGAACTATCAGTCTTAGAAGAGCTATTAGGAGAATAAAAAAATGAAAACGCTATTTCTAGATATTGAGACAACGCCACTGCAAGTCTATACTTGGGGTTTGTTCGATCAAAACATTAGCATCGACCAAATAATCAAGAGCACAGAGATGCTTTGCTTTGGAGCTCGATGGCTTGGAGAGAAAAAAGTTATGTTTAGGTCTGTGCACCATGACGGAAAGACTGCCATGCTAGAGGATCTTCACAAGCTTATGGACGAGGCCGATGTCCTTGTTGGCTGGAACTCAGCAGGGTTTGACCACAAGCACATTAATCGTGAGTTCTTGGAAAACGGAATGGCTCCGCCTTCTACCGTAAAGGACCTAGACCTTATGACAGTGACCAAGGCAAACTTTCTGTTCCCTTCTAACAAGCTAGACTATGTTGCTCAGAAGTTAGAGGTTGGGGCAAAGGTAAAGCATTCTGGATTTAGCCTGTGGTTAAGATGCATGGATGGCGACAAGAAGGCCTGGAAAGAGATGAAAGAGTATCAAATTCAAGATGTAAACTTGCTAGTAGATCTGTATGACATTTTGCTACCGTGGCTAGTTCCAAACGGCAGGGTAACTAGCAAGGAAAAGCAGGCTATTCAAGAAGCCGACGGCGTGGTATAATATTTTTATGGAACAAGCTATAAAAGAAAAAACTACAATTGAGATGGTAAACGGTCTTTCTGAGATTGCAGATTTTATGAATGACGAGGACCTAACTCAGGCCCTGGTAACTATCGCAAAGCTAATTATTAAACCAGACATTCCTATGAATGTTGCAACTATAGAAATCGTAAGGTTGCAAGCAATTGCTGCCAAGATGGCTTTTAAAGCAACATGGATGGTTAATGTCGAAAAGGGAAACAGGGAGAAGAAAAACATTTACTTTACTGCACATGACGCAATCACCGATTTAGTCTCTGCACTAAAGTATATTGTTAAGTAATTATTATGGCAAAGAATCTATTGCAGCAGGTCATGCTTAAAACAGAAGACAAGCTAAAGAAATCATTTCTAGACTCCCAGGACCTTATCGATAAGATAAACAGCGGGTATGTCGTTAAGCGTGAGTCTAAGTTTCAAAAAAAGAACTCCTTTGCACCTAGCACTATTGCATACTCTCATGGAGAATGTCCTAGATACTGGTACCTAGCATTTGAGGGAGCTGTGTTTGAAGATAACACAGATCCTTATGGCGGTGCCAATATGACTTCTGGAACAAAGTCTCATGAAAGAATTCAGCAGGCGATGGAAGACGCTGGCATCCTAAAAGATTCTGAATTTAAAGTAACCTATAATGACCCACCGATTTTTGGATTTGGTGACGTTATTCTAGATTGGGCTGGAGAAGACCTACTAGGCGAAATTAAAACTATGCCGAACGAGGGCTTTGAGTACAGAAAGGCATCTGGCAAACCAAAGGTTGGCCACTTGGTGCAGCTTCTGATTTATATGAAGATTCTAAATAAGACAAAAGCTGTCTTGATTTATGAAAACAAAAACAATCACGAATTGCTAATCATCCCAGTGGAGATTAGTGATTACTTTATCAGGTGGGTAAACCAGGCATTTGATTGGATGAGAGAAGTTCGAAAGGCATGGGAGAGCAAAACCCTGCCTACGAAGAACTATAGATCTAACTCAAAAATTTGCAAAACCTGTCCATTACGGGCAACTTGCGATTCGGCTGGCGAAGGACTTATAAAAATTAAGTCCTTGGAGCCGATAGATGAAGCACTGTCAATGGTGTGATACCGCCTTTACTGCAGCAGTATCTTATCAGATTTATTGTGGCCCAGAGTGTAGAGAGCAAGCTACAAAAGAAAAGATTGCTGAGCGATATGCTTTATTGCGTATTAAAAAAAGAAGAAACAAAGACAGGCGTTGTCGTCAATGTACCAACAAGTTATCGTCTTACAACGAAGGGCCTCTATGCTCGTCTTGTGTGATTAACTTTAAGGATGTCAACGAAGCCCTCAAGGCTTTGAAGGATCTGTCTGATGAATCTTAATAAGTTAATTAATGTTCCAAAAACAGTTTGTGCAATTGATGCAAGTACAAACAATTTTGCTTTTGCTATTTTTACAGACGGAGAGCTCGTTAGCTTTAATAAGCTACCATTTCTAGGAGCAACTCTTTATGAAAAGCTGGGGTATGCTGCAGAAAAGAGTGGTGATGCAATTAAGTCATCAAAGATTGACGCTGTAGTAATAGAGCATACTGTTTTTATGAATAGCCCAAAGACAATGTCAGAGCTTGCTACGGTTCAAGGAGCAATTTTAGGATCAGCCTATCTAGCTGGCATTCGTGACTTCAGGTCTGTAGGACCAATCACCTGGCAATCGTTTATTGGAAATGGAAGGTTGACAGACCAGGCGAAGAAAGATATAATTAATGAACATCCTGGCAAAAGTAAGTCGTGGTATAAGGCAAAGGAAAGAGACATTAGAAAAGAGAAAACTATTAATTTTGTTAATAGGTATTATCAAACAAATGTCTCTGATCACGACATAGCTGATGCGATAGGCATAGGGCACTATGCAATAAACAATTGGGAGAAGCTACTAAAGTGAGTACTGGAAATACAAAACTTTATACCAACAAGGCATGGCTAACTAAGAGGTATACCTTTGACAAAAAGTCGCCCTTAGAGATTGCCAAGGAATGTGGCACAAGCCAAGAGACAATTTACGTATACCTAGCTAAGTTTGATTTAAGAAAGTCTAAGAGATGAGATACTTGAAGCACTTTGCGAAAGTTGCTAGGTGGACTGTTATTCGTGCTTTTTGTAAGCATCTCGACAAAGGTATTGCCTCTTGCCCATTTACTAGACTAACATATACGACTTGCCGCAATTGCGGTAAAAGACTGGACGTAAGGCCAACAAATGAAAACACAAACTCAACAGGACATTGAAAGAATCTCCAAACAGATTTCAGATCTTTTAATTGCAAAGAATAAATCTTATGGCGATTCTGCACTAAACCCAGCTAGGATTTTCTCTAAATCCGATGCCATCGAACAGCTATTGGTCAGAATTGATGACAAGCTTTCCAGAATTAAGAACGGAGAGGATTGGCCAGGAGATAACGACATCGACGATCTTTTAGGATATCTAATCCTTCTTAAGATTGCTAAGGAACGTCATGGCTAAACGCTCTAGGCCAGTTATCCAGCCATCACACTTTGAGACGGTACCTGGGCTAAAGCTTGATAAGTTTGAGCTCAGTGCTGGTGATATAATTAAAGTACACGGTGAACGTGGGGCAAAGTTTAAGCTTATCGGTGTAACAACGAATAAGCTAACTGGGTCTCAATGGGTGGACTGCTTTGAGATAATCAATGGGGTGTCATCTGTCTTTAGGTCTTTTAGCCAGGATAGAATAAAGCGTATCCCAAATAGCGGTAGGAGGAAAAAGAATGTCATTTGAAGAATTAACTGTTGAGCATCTAGATGAAGTAAACAAGGTAGTAGAAAAGTACCTAGCTGGAAATGAGCCAACACAAATTTCTAAAGAGCTTAACCTACCACGACAAAAAGTAATGAGCCATATTAACGAGTGGCGATCGATGGCTGCAGATAATGCTGCAATCCGTGCTCGTGCAAAAGAGGCTCTTGTAGGTGCAGACGCTCACTATAACAAGCTAATTCAAAAGGCTTATGAGGTAATTGATGAGGCCACAACAACAGCAAATCTTCCATCAAAAACTGCAGGTATTAAGCTTGTCCTAGATATTGAATCAAAAAGGATTGACATGCTTCAAAAGGCAGGCCTTTTGGAAAACAAAGAGCTTGCAGAAGAGATGATAGAGATTGAAAGAAAACAGGAAGTGCTTGTTGCAATTCTAAAAGATATTGCTGCAGAGCATCCAGAAGTACGTGATGAAATCATGAAGAGGCTATCAACAGTTTCTAAAGAAAGAGAAGTAATCACAGTGGTGCGAAACGATGTTTGATGATTTTTTAGAAGCCTTAAAGTCTGATAGCTTTGCAGAACGACCAGTTGACGCTAAGACATTTGTTGAAGGCGAAGACTTTCTAAATCAGCCTCCACTGTCACCAACCCAATATGACATTGTAGAGGCGATGAGTCAGGTCTACAGACTAGAAGATTTAATTGACTTAATGGGAGAAGAAGATGGAAGAAGATACTACAAAAAGTACACCAAGAACGAAGTTATTCTCCAGCTTGGAAAAGGCTCAGGAAAAGACTTTACGTCAACAGTTGCTTGTGCATATATTGTTTACAAGCTTCTTTGTCTTAAAGATCCTGCACGGTATTTTGGTAAGCCTAGTGGTGATGCCATTGATATCATTAACGTTGCGATCAACGCACAACAGGCGAAGAATGTATTCTTTAAAGGCTTTAAGACAAAGATTGAGAAATCTGCCTGGTTTGCGGGAAAGTATTATGCAAAAGCAGAATCCATTGAGTTTGATAAATCCATTACAGTATACTCAGGCCACTCAGAGAGAGAGTCACATGAGGGTCTTAATCTTATTCTTGCAGTACTTGACGAGATCTCTGGATTTGCTACTGAAATTGGAACTGGCAATGATCAGGGTAAAACAGCGGATAACATCTATAAGGCCTTTCGTGCATCCGTAGATTCCCGTTTCCCAGATCTTGGAAAGGTAGCCCTACTATCTTTCCCTAGATATCCTGGAGACTTTATCTCTGCTAGATACGATGCAGTTATTGCAGAAAAAGATGTTGTAACAAAAACCCACACCTTTGTTTTAAATCCAGACCTGCCCTCAGATTCGGAGGGAAACTCCTTAACAATTGAATGGGATGAAGACCATATCACAACATACAAGTACCCCAATGTCTTTGCACTAAAAAGACCTACTTGGGAGGTAAACCCAACTCGTCAAATTGATGATTTTAAGCTAGCGTTTTTTACTGACATGGGTGACGCAATGCAAAGGTTTGCATGCATCCCAACATTCTCTTCCGATCGATTCTTTAAGCAGGTAGATAAGGTGAGGGCCTCTATGAATATTAGAAATCCGCTAGACCAGATTAGAAGATTTAACGATACTTTTGTTCCAGACCCAGATAAGGTTTACTATGTTCACGCAGACCTTGCACAAAAGCATGACAAGTGTGCTGTGGCAATTGCTCACGTAGACAAGTGGGTAAACATTCAGGTAATCAAAGACTATCACCAGATAGCTCCAGTTGTTGTAGTTGACGCAGTCGCCTGGTGGGAACCGAAGGTGGAAGGGCCAGTAAATCTTTCTGAAGTAAAGCAATGGATTCAAAACCTAAGAAGGATCGGCTTTAATATCGGAATGGTTTCGTTTGACAGGTGGCAGTCCTTTGATATTCAAAATGAATTAAAATCAATTGGCATGAGAACTGACACGGTATCTGTAGGTAAAAAGCACTATGAAGATATGGCAATGCTAGTATATGAAGAAAGACTTGTAATGCCAATGATTGATCTTCTTTTTGAAGAGCTTATTGAGCTTAAGATTATGAATAATAATAAGGTGGACCATCCACGTAAAAAATCAAAAGACTTGGCAGACGCCGTTTGTGGTGCTATATTTGGAGCGATTTCTCACACTCCAAGAAATATGAATGAAGAAATTGAGATTCATACCTTCAAAGAACGTCCAAAAGACAGTGTTGACAAGGACAGGTCTAACGTGATACAATATAAGCCTTCTGATAAAGATCTGGAAGATTATTTGAGTCAGTTTGACTTAATATAGATAAGGAGAAAAACACATATGACTTCACTAAAGAAGCCATTTCTTGCTATTGCTTCTGCAGTAGCCCTAGTAGCTACAGCCTTCCTGGCTGTTCCTGCTAACGCAGCAACCACAGCTCTTACTGTTGGTGGTTCTGCTCCTGCTACAGTCGGTACTTCCTCTGCAACTGCAATTGCTCTCCCAGTACCTGCTGACAATAGCGTAGACTCTGCAGATGTTTTGCGCATCGCTTTGTCGAATCTAGTGGCTGGAAGCAACGTTGTAGTTTCTGCAACAAACGCCAGAGTCGTTACCACAATTACATCAGGTTCTGCAACAGTAAGAGCAGATGCTGGAACAGCTTCAGCAACTATTCCTACTGGCACTGGAACTACTGCAGACATTTATGTCTACACCACAACAACACTAACTGGTTCTGTAGCAGTTACTGCAAACAATGCAACTACTACATACTTTGTTAAGGGTAATGCTGGTGCTGCATATAATCTAGCAGTTGTTGCTCCAGTTGTTGCAAATCTTGGTGCTGCAGTTGAGCTTACTGCTACTGTAACTGACGTATTTGGGAATGCTGTAACAAATGCAACAATTGCATCTACAGTTATTCGTGGTACTGTCGGTTCATTCTCATATGATGCAACTGACAAGCGTTATGAGGCAACTCTAACTGCTCCTGCAACTGCAGGGAATACTGTAATTGCAAATACAATTACCGCTTCTCCTGTTGTAGGTCTTGCAAGACCAGTAACTGAGGTTATTTCTACAATCTCTGTTGCAGATCTTTCTGGACAGGTAGCAACACTTAGTGCACAGGTTGCAACGCTAACTGCTCAGTTGGCTGAAGCTCAGGCTAAGGCTGTTGAGAATCGCAAGGCACACAATAAGCTTGCTAGAGAGTGGAACAAAAAGTTCCCACGTGCAAAGGTAAAGCTTATTAGCTCAAAGTAATTTGATAATTGCTGAGGGGGAGTGGTGGCGATACCCTCCCCCTTACTTTATCTTAAGTAAATAAAGTTTTATAAAAGGGAGTTAGAATAGATGTCCATCAATATTGTATACTTTTCTAATTACTCTGGAAACACTAAAAGATTGGTGGAAAGATTAAATGGAACCGCTACACGCATTCCTATTGATTGGGATCCTAGGGACCCTATCGTTGTTCGTGACGAGTATGTACTTTTTGTTCCTACTTACGGTGGAGGTAGTGAAAAATCTGCGATCCCACGACAGGTTCGATATTTTTTAAATATTGAACAAAACAGAAACCTTCTACGTGGAGTAGTTGGAACTGGTAATACAAATTTTGGAGAGCATTTCTGCAAAGCGGCAGATATAATCTCAAGAAAAACTGGTGTACCCATCATTGCTAGGGTAGAGATATTCGGCACTGATGACGATATTGATAAAATAAATAAGAGGTTGGAGATACTGTATGGATAATTATAATTATCATGAGCTAAATGCTATGCTCAATCTATATGATGCAAATGGCAAGATTCAATTTGAAAAAGACAAGGAAGCTGCAAAGTCCTACTTCCTTGACCACGTAAACCAAAACACAGTATTTTTCCATAGCCTGGAGGAAAAACTAGACTACCTGGTGGAGAACGAGTACTACGAGAAGGATATTCTTGACAGGTATAGCCCAGAAGACATTAAAGATCTATTTAAGCACACCTACTCCTACAAGTTTAGGTTTCCCACATTTGTTGGAGCGTATAAGTTCTACACACAATACGCACTAAAGACCTTCGATGGCACTCGCTACCTAGAAAGATTCGAAGACCGTGTAGTTATGAATGCCCTTATGTTGGCACAGGGCAAGGTTGACCTGGCAAAAGATATCATAGATGAAATTATTTCTGGCCGCTTCCAGCCAGCCACTCCAACTTTTCTAAATTCTGGAAAAAAGCAGCGTGGAGAGTTTGTTTCCTGCTTCCTACTTCGTGTAGAGGATAACATGGAATCAATTGCTAGAGCAATCTCTTCTTCCCTACAGCTTTCAAAAAGAGGTGGAGGTGTGGGCCTAAGCCTTACAAATCTCCGTGAGCTTGGGGCACCAATTAAAAAAATAAAAAACCAATCATCTGGAATCATCCCAGTTATGAAGATGCTTGAAGATGCATTCTCCTACGCCAACCAGCTAGGTGCTCGTCAGGGTGCAGGAGCTGTTTACCTAAACGCTCACCACCCAGAC